AGTTAAAATCTCTCTAAGGATCACTCTTGTTGTGTGTAGTACTTCTTCTTTCGAATTCTAAGTTTCTCGCAAAATTGAGATACTCATTTTCAGCGTTTGTGTCCTGGTTCTGGTTCTTTTGATGGCGGTCGTCCGCCCTTCTTCCTTTCCTCTCAGTGTTGAAGAGCTTAAGCTCTTCACTGCTGAAATCTACCATCAGTATTTCGTACGTGCTGATGCTCGCCGTGCGGCGAGAGCACGAGTACGTGAGATCCTCCGATCTGTTGGAGGATGGTTCTACTGTCCAGCAGCTGGGCATCATGCCCCGTTGTATGAAGAGGTTTACGATCTTCCTCGTGAGGAGATTGAAGCCTTGTGTAGGTGGGCTCGCGCTCACCCAGAAGTTTTTCCCCCTATTGAGGTGGAAGAGGCTTTTGAAGAAGAGCCTGAGTTTGTGATTCCGGTGGCCAAACCGGAATTCGTCAACGTTGCGTGGCGCAGCGTTGAGCGGTCCACCACTGTTGTGGTGGAAGATTGTGAGACCGTTCCTGGTGTGGAATGGTCAGAGGTTGCTGCCTTGGCTGAGGCAGTGGATGCGTTAGCAGTTGCTGACGTGTTGGAAGCTTTTGAGGAGCTTCCACTGGAGTACCCAGCTCCAGCCCCGGTAAAAGTGGGACTGGCCTTTTTCCAGGCCAGGCGGAAATGTGTTCAGGTTGAACACAAGGAACTCTTGCGGCAGAGTTTGCCGAAAGCGATTGCTGCAGCGTCTGCACCCCGCTGTGGCTACCCTGTTAAGGGTATTTTTGAGGGTGATGGCCGCGTCTTTGTGGCGTGTGCGCCTGCTTCCTCTGAGCAGGCCGAGTCGTCAGCTGCCCAACAGCAGCTGAGGGATGAAGGTGGTATTCCCACCGTCGTCCAGGTTGCAAAGCGGCTTAGAAATCGCAATGTGGCCCTGACTTCCACTTCCAAGAAGAGTTTTTTCTTTAAGGAAGCAGGGGAATCCCGCACCATAGAAGGCGGTGGTGTGGAATTAACTGAAAAAGACGTCTTCCATCGTATGGGTGTCGTTAAATCCTGGCGAACCCCCGACCATAATAAGACGTTCGTGGCGTGCGTGCGGCCTATTGAGCAGGAAACTGTTCGTATGCCAAAGCTACGCCCTGACGAAAAGCTGGAGTGCGTTCCAATTTTCTCTCCCTTGCCGCGTTGCTTGGAGGAGACTGTTAGACGCCTCCTGGAGGCTGGTTGGAAAAATACATCGTCTGTTTGCACTGATATTTTAGTGCAAAGTCATTTGGGTGTTGGCACTCCTGTGTCTGCCCTTTTGACCATTGTTGATTCGCGAACAGATGATGCTACAGAAGCGTTGTTGTGTGGGGCTTTTATTAAGCTTGGCAGTGATTTTGCCAAATTTTTGTCCACACCGCTGATTAATTTTCCTTTATCTAAGGAGATTCAGGATCTTGATCAGTATTTGGGTGGGTTGCGTTTGGTGACCTATCTAAACAACGTTCAAGGATTTTATGAGGGGACTCCCTTGTTCTCTTATGGAACTGTCGAGTTTCAAGAACATCGACCAGTCGTCTCTTCCGTCACGCGTACGCGTGAAGGATGGGACGATTTGATCGCAAATAATGAACGACAGGGTTTTAGGGTGCAAGCTGGATTTAACACGATTCAGCCTATAGAGAAGGACACTCAGCCAATGTTACCGGATTTTCCTGATTTTGATCTGGTGAGTGTTCCGAGGCAGGTCCAACGCCCGATTTTGGTTGGACAAGACGGCGTGCAAGCTCCACTGCAACGCTGTTCAAGTGTTAGAGTGCCAGGTTTTCGTATGGCAGGTGGAGCACCTCGTTTTTCCGTCGAACGGGGTCGTGTATCTAGGCAGACGGATGTAAATATTTATGATGTTAATGATAATCCCCGCCATTTCCAAGCAATGGCAGATTGTCCAATAGTAGATACTGTTGGCAATCTTGCGTACGTGAGTGGCTTTAATATTCCAAAAGATGCTAAGCAGGGAACTGTTTTGTTAACATCTAATTTGAGAGCCATAGCACGTGCTGATCTTATGCCCTGCTGGTGGAAATGGTGGGAGGAAAATTTGGCATCACTGGAGTTTAGGTTTGAGTTTGAGCTGGCTGGTAGTCCTTATTCTGGGCTGGCTCTTGCATGCACCATTGATTGGTATAGTCGCCTTGATGTTGGGAAAATGGGTAATATTATGGCACCAGTGGTGTCCACTTTGCTCCCAACAGAGGTGTTTTCTTGCAGAGCAGGAGGCATGCAGAGTTATACCTTTTCTACTGATGAGGTAGCTAACTATGCTCAAGCCACTTGGTCGGCCGCCTATGATATTAATCCAATGGTTTATGTGTATGTTTTTACCACGAACCAAATGGTTATGGCGTCGGATTGGGTAGTTGATTATCGTTTGTATATGAAATCTCAGAAAACTACTCAGTTCTTGCAGCAGCCGTATCATGTGTGGCCTCCCGCGTTGCCGTCTACTGTTAAAATTGACCGGTGGTTTCCCCCACTTTCTTTTAAGTTGGGAGCTACTACAAGATCTGTTCAGATTCCTTTGAATCTGGCCAGAATTGAAGAGACGGGATACGGGAAATGTATAAATTTGATTTCTGCGTTTCTTTCTAATTTTCAGAGTATTGGAGGAAGGTTAAGGTGTCGTCTTTTACCTACTTCTTCCATCTTTGTTGGAGCTGAACTTGCAGCGGCGATAACTAGCACTGGTGATCCAGTGCCACGTAAAGATTTGTGGACAATGCCGCATGTTCGCCTTGACAGCTTGGGATGTGAATTTGAACTTGAAATTCGGAGTTCCTATTTGGTTACTCCGTTACGTAGTAAGGATCCCAAGTTGCATCCACACCTGCAGATCTATCTTGTGAGTGGTGTTACCGCTCCCAAGGATAGTTCTTCGGATTTTGAGTTTGCAATTAAAATTGAATCTATTGAGCAAGCTCATTCACCAATGCGCGTTTTGTCTGATGAAACGTGGTTTTGCTGGTTCACTCTCACCGATTTTACTGAGGATTTGGTTTCGTTAAAGATTCCATCTCGTATTGCTGATTTGGAGGTGAAAAGTGCAACCATTATGCATGCAACCAACCCGTTTTCTCTTATGGTCGCTTCTGCTGGTCTTATGGCTGGTGATTGTGAACTAGAGTTTACATGGGATTGGTCCATGAAATTTGGTGAACATGTGGGTGCCATAGAATTCACCACGGGATATGGAGCCGATGAAGACTTTCAGTCTTATGGACGTAATTTGACTGTACCTCTATCCCAGTTGCGCTGGGTTGAGAGATACACTATCGGTTCCTTTTCCGGTGCGACTACCAGCAAGGCTTTGACTGAGTATAGCAACTTTATTCGCTTTCGTGGTTCTCAACTCAAGAGTTTGAGATCCGTGCGAGTAAACGTTCGCCCGTTAGCTGGTTTTGCGTTCTATGGTCGTAGTGTTTCCCCCTTGGTGAAATGAGGAGACATGTTCTAAAACTAAGCTGTGTTGGTAAGTTTCTTTTTGAACCAACACTCATTGGGAGTTACTAACCCGATGAGCAGCGGCTAGAGTAAAGGTTTTGCTCCTGGTGGTGACGTGCCAGGCTCTAGTGGCGAGTTTCCCTGTTTATCAGGAAATAGGGTCGCATTTGCCTGAGTGTAAGGTGGTGTAAGGTGTGCTACGGCTTGTTCCGTAGGCATATAAGCCACGAATTTATCAGGTTTTCTTGTGTTTTTCTTTTGTTTATGATGTTGGACTTTTGTCCCTTCAGGGTTTGCCAGTTTTCCCTGTCGCTTTTCTTCTGGCGCAAAAAGATTTTCTATTTCTTTTAGTGTCGCTGAGTCACAGC